GCGCGTACGTTATTGGGCAAGACATCGCAGATGCAAATGAGGCTGATGCACGATTGAATAGAAGAAGAACCCTTGGTGGATAAAGGATAGATTATGAATAAAAGTGTAAAGATAGTTAAACTTGATATTGATGAGTTAGATGGCTATAGCGGAGTTGACGGTATTGCTTTAGTAGAAGAACCAGCAATAGAAGAAAACTTCATTATGTTCTCAAAAGAAAACAAAGAGTTGTTTGAGAGTTATACTGACTACCCAGACGCAGTATCAAATAATGCTAAAAGAGGTATTGAGTTAAACGAGAAGGTCAACAACAAATGTGCCACCCAAGTTGGTAAAGTAAGAGCGCAGCAGTTGGCTAATAAAGAAGCCATTTCAGTTGAGACAATCAAAAGGATGTACTCATACCTATCAAGAGCAGAAGAATACTATGATGAAAGTGATACTGAAGCTTGTGGTACTATCTCTTATCTCCTTTGGGGTGGCCTTGCTGCTAAGAGATGGTCGGAAGCAAAACTAAAAGAACTTGGATTATTTGAGGGAGCAGTTGATGTTAGTGCATTGCCTAACTATGTAAATGAACCATCTGGCTCCTTGATTGTAAAAGACATCTTTGTAAAACCAAGAGCAAGTGAAACTGAAAACGAGTTCATTTCAAGATGTATGGATGACCTAAATACAGAATATCCTGATGATAGCCAAAGAGCTGCAGTTTGTTATTCGTATTGGAATGATAAGTTTGAGCAAGAACAAATCGGTGAATACCTTGAAGGTCTATTCTCGTTCTTGGGTTATATAGATGGATTGCCAGTATTCTCTACACCAGAAGAAGCAAGTGAAGTTGCTCAAGTTGCTGGATGTGAAGGATACCACGAACACCAAGTAGGTGATTTCGTAGTTTACATGCCTTGCCAATCACACGAGCCAGAGTGGGATGATGTCCTACAAGAAGCATATGATGAGTGGAGAAGAGGTCAAATGAAATCTTGGAATGACCTTACCGATGAACAAAAAGAAGAACTCATTGACTACTTAAAATCAGTTGGTGAGGAAGATGTCCTATACGACCAAGAAACATTTGCAGTAACATCTGCTGATGCACAACCTAACGAAGAAAGTATTACGGATAGTCAAACATCTCGTATTAGATACAAATATTCAGTATTGCCAGGCAAGGGTGCTCCTAAACAATCTAACACGAGAAGTTTTTGTAAACAACTGATTGACTTGGGATTATTGTTTAGAAAAGAAGACATCAACAACTTATCACTCAAAGGTGCAAACCCTGGCTTTGGTCCTGATGGCTCAAACTCTTACGACATCTTCCAGTTTGCTGGTGGTAATAACTGCAGACACTATTGGAAATCCGTTAGACAAGTTTATAACCCAAATACAAAGAAATGGGTTAGAGGGGACATCAAAGTTCAAGAAGCAACAACACAAGATACTAAATCTTCAATCGGTATTCTTGGTGGAACTGTTATAGGTGGAAGAGCTATTGGTGAGTCCTTTGCAAAGAGTGATGCACAAAGAATAATCGCAGGCCCTTTGATGGTGCCTGATAAGTTGATATATCGTATTGATGAATACGGAAATGAATACTACGTTTACTTTTCAGATGATACTATTAAGAAGATTGCTTACAAATATCAAATAGAAAAAAGACAAGATACGACAAACTTGGAACACAATAGTAATGTTGTATATAATGATGTAGTCCTCGTTGAAACTTGGCTAGTTGTTGACCCAAATAATGATAAATCAAAAGCCCTTACAGGTAAAGAATACCCAAAAGGAACTTGGTTTGGAATGATGAAGGTAAACAACGACACCATTTGGAACGAGTATGTTTTAACGGGTCTTGTAAAAGGATTTTCAGTAGAAGGTTTCTTTGCAGACAAGTTAATAAATGAAACACGAAAGTAGAGCGATACGCCAAACGCTTGATACTTTTTTGACTTGAAGTTGCGATGGATGGTAAATCAGTATAGGTGATGGGTTCGTTTCATTTTCATTTTTGTATAACCACAAAAGAAGGAACTAAATAATGGAAAACATTAAAGATTTAGTTAAAAAGCATTTCAACTTGGTTGAAGCTGCTGCTGAACAATCCTTCGGTGAAATCAAAACTGCAGATGGTGAACTTACACTCACTTATGAGGGTGAAGAACTCGCACAAGGTCTTGCAGTTTTTGTAGTAACAGCGGATGGTCAAGTCCCAGCACCAGATGGTGAGCACGCCCTTGAAGGTGGCATCACTATCGTAACTGCTGATGGCAAGATTGAAGCTATTACTGAAACAGCACCGGCAGAAGAGGTTGAAGCTGCAGAGCATGAAGATGAAGAAGAAATGCAGCTTCCTGGCGAAGAAATGCCAGAAACTCCAGCAGAAGCAGTTGCCGAAGCAGTAGCCGAAGAGGTTGTTGAAGAGGTTGTTGATGTTGTAGAAGAAGCTATTTCAGAAGAAGTAGTTGCTGCAGTTGCAGAAGCAGTTGCAGAACAAGTTAGTGAAATGATGAAGAAATATGAAGAGAAGATGGCTGAACTTGAAGCCAAGTTCGACTCATTCGCTTCAGCACCTGCTAACGAAAAGACTATCGCTTCAAAGTTTAACAAAAGTGTAGTTAAAGAAAACTACCGAAACGCTGCAGATATTGAGCGTTTGATTGCAAGAAAAAGAAACTAAAAAAGAGGTATTATTATGGCATTTGATGTATCTACATTAGACGCGTTTAACAACGAAACCGCAGGCGAGTTAGTTGTTAAAGCTATCATGGGGGGTTCTACCATCGAGTTTGCGACTGTAAAAGAAGGCGTAAAATATAAAGAACCGATTAACTTATTTGAGGTTGACTTGGACATCGTTGATGGCCGTGGTTGTGTAACTTCATTGGCAGGCACTGCTTCATTCGCACAACGCGATATCGAAGTTTGCCAGCGTTCATCTCACGACGGTCTATGTCTTCGTGACTTGGATACTAAATACTTGGGTGTAATGCAACCAAATGGTTCTTACAACGAGACATTTACTTTGGTTTCAGAATACTCTGACCAAATCGTAAGAGGTTTCCAAAAAGCAAACGACACATTCTTGTGGACTGCTACAACTGGTGCTGGTGACTGTGTTAATGGTCTTTCAACTATCATCTCTGGTTCAACTACTGGCGTTCAAGTAACTGCTTCAGTTGCTCCTACTTCAGCTAACATCGGTAATCAGATTGACCAAATGTTAGAAGCTTTGTCTGTTGATGTTCAAGACCGTGAAGACTTGACTGCATTTATGTCTATCGCTAACTTCCGCAAGTACATCGTATGGTTGCGCACTCAAAATAACTATCATTTTGACCCGCAATCTGTAACTAATCGTACTAACTTGATGGAAATGATGCACCCATTCGCTAACGTGAAGATTGTTGGTGTTGTTGGTTTGCAAGGTTCTAACCGTATCGTTATGGGTCCTGCTAAGCACATCGTAGTTGGTACTGATTTGTTGTCTGACTTCTCTTCATTCCAACTTTGGTATGATATTGCATCAGACCAGTTGAAGCACAGAGTTGTAACCAAGTTGGGTGTAAACATCGCTTATCCAGAGTTCTGGGTTAGTAACGACTTGGCCTAAATCATTGTTGAATAAAATAAAAGGAGAAAAGATATGAGTTCATGTGATATTACATCAGGATTTACACTTGGGTGTAGAGACAATACTGGTGGTCTTAAAAACATTTATATCCTCTCCGGTAGTATTAGTTCAACAAGCGGCACAACCGGCTTGCTTTCTGCAGTAAGTGGTTCTGGTACTTTCTATAAGTTTGAGTTGACCCGTCAAACAGGTGATTTCACCGAGACAATCAACTCTAACGTAGAAAACGGAACTATCTTCTACGAACAAGTGGTTAATGCGCCGTTCCATAAAATGCAATCTACAACTCGTAACCAAGTAAGAGTTCTCGCTAAAAATCCTAACATCAAAATGATTGTTGAAACCAACAATGGTTCAGAAGATGGGGTTGGAGTATTCTTCTTATTAGGTCAAACTCGTGGATTGTCTTTGAGTGGTGGAACAGGTCAAACCGGAACATCTTTCGGGGACGCGAACCAATACCTGCTAACATTTACTGGCCAAGAGCCAGAACCAGCGTCTGAACTTTCGGGTTCATCGTTGGCAGGTGTTTTGGCAGGTATTGCTGTTGGTTAATCCAAAAGGTAAAACACCATATAATAAGAGGGGTGGGGATAAAACCTCACCCCTTTTTTAATAAAGAGGTAATGTATGATTTACTTATACGCGTCATCAAGTAACGTAGCTACTGTTCTTCCATCCGGCTCTTATGCTGATGGGAGTGGATTTATTTTAAGATTTGTAGATGATTTCAGCAAAGATGAATACATCGCACAAGGAACTGGTAGTAAATCAGGTAAATGGTTCAATATTCCTGTTGAACTAAGCAGTTCATACATTATCGACACGGATAAGTCCACTCTACCATTAGTAGGTGGGACATATGACGCATATGTATATTCCCTTGCTGACTTTGGAGCACAATGGGATATAGAAGATGTTGATTGGGATTTAGAAGCTATTGCATGGGATGATGCATATGCAGCTTACTCAATCTACAGTACTGAAACAAGAAAATGGAAAGTTATGGGAAGCACTTGGAGTTCAGTTCCGGGCATTCCTACTTCATTAGGCAATAGTATATTGACTACAAGAGCGTTCGTTTCAGAGAGCATAGGAAGGGATATTTACTCCTCTGCTAATGAAAACGCAGCCTTCGTGGTATATCAAGGATGATGAATATGAAAGATAATCTTAAAAAACACCGAATGTCTATCATTCCCAAGTATGGGGATTACATTTACCCATCAACAAATCTATTTGAGGATGATAGAAAAGATGTAGTGTTCTTTGGCCCAGAAAACAAATGGCCACAATATTTGACTGAACTATACCACAAGTCATCAGTTCACTCAACGGCAGTAAACGCAAAACATCAAGCTATCATTGGTGAAGGTTTGACTGCTGAAGATGAAAGCATCCTTGAATATGCAAACAAAGAAGGTGAAAGCTGGAACGACATTTTCAATAAAGTAGCATTGGATAGAGTAATCTATGGTGGATTTGCTTTGGAAGTTATTTGGTCTAACGATAGAACAAGTATCGCTGAAGTATACCACGTTGATTTCTCATACCTTCGTGCTCATAAAATGGATGAAAGAGGAAATGTTCCTGGCTATTACATTTGGAGAGATTGGGCTAAAAGTGGTTTTAGACCAAACACGGAAGACCTACCATATCTTCCAGCATTCTCTCGTAGAGATAGAACATCAGCTTCTCAAATCATTTATTTCAAGCCATACACAACTGGCTATGATTACTACCCTATTCCTGACTATATGGGGTCAATCAAAACTATTGAGTTAGATAGTGAGGTAGACAACTTCCACTTGAATAACTTAAAGAATGGTTTAGCACCATCACTCGCAATCACAACCTTTACTGACGCAAATGAAGAAGAAAGAGATGAGATTGAAAGAATGTTACGTGGTGCATGGGGTGGTACTGATAACGCAGGTTCTCTAATGTATATGGATGTAGCAAATAGAGACCAAAAACCAGACATCACACCTATTCCACAAAATGGTGCAGATGGTTACTATACAACTGTAAACGATATGGTGACTCAAAAGATTTTGACTGGTCACCGCATCACATCACCTATGTTAGTCGGTATTAAAACCGAAGGACAACTTGGTGGAAGACAAGAGTTATTGGATGCATACGCACATTTCCTTATTACCGTAATCCAACCAATGCAATCAGACATTCTCAAAACCTTTGAGAAAATCTTTGATACAAATGGTTTGGATATTACCTTGGGAGTTCAACAAACTAAACTATTCTCTGATGGAGAAGAAGAACTAGAGGTTGTAACATCCGTAGAGGCTGAAGCCGGTGAGGAAACACAACTTGAAGATAAAATAGAGGAAAAAGTATGACTACGACCTTACTAATCAGCGAAAACAAACTAAAAAACTTTTCAGACCTCAATAATGCTATTGACCCTGATTTGTTAAAGAATGCTATTAGAGAAGCACAAGACATCAACATCCAAAGAATGTTGGGTTATAAACTTTATCAAAAGATTTTAACCGATGTTGCTGCAGGAACTATTAGTGGTGTATACAAAACTCTTTTGGATACTTACATCCAAGATGCTCTCCTCTATTGGGCATACCACGAGGCACTTGAAGCCATTTGGTTGAGACCAAGAAATAATGGTCTTCTCGTTCCACAAGGTGGTGATAATGCTATTGCAGCTGATACTCGTTTATACGACAAAAAGAGAGAAAGTGTAAAAAATAAGGCTGAGTTCTTCTCCGAAAGGTTAGTTGGTTATATAATAGATAATGAAGGTCTATTTCCAGAGTTTGGAACTGAAACAGGTATGGAAATGTGGCCTGACCAAACAAACCAATATCGTTCTCCAATCGTTTTTAGGAGAGGTTATAGAGAAGATATGAAGAAACTTGGTATTAAAGTGATTGATAGTAGATACGACTACTTACCACAATAAGAGGATAAGAAATGGGATATAATCTAACAAACGAAAGAATACAAGATACCTACCAACAAATACTCCAGATTAGTGGTTCGGTAATCGTAGATGGTACGGGTAGTGTTGCTGCAGTATCATTCGCATCGGCGTCTTACGCTGCATACGCAGTCACTGCGTCATACGCACTAAATGGTGGCGGAGGAGCTGCAACTTGGCCAGTAAGTGGAACTCCAAGTGGTATTGTAAGTTCTTCTGCTCAACTTGCTGATGATATTAGTGGTTCATTCACTTCTACTTCAGCATCTATCGCAAGTGATATTGCTACAAACAAAGCAAACATCTCTACTAATAGTTCTAACATCTCTACACAAACTTCTCGTGTAGATAGTTTAGTATCTGCTACATCCTCTTACGCAGTTAAATCAACCGACAACTCATTTAGTGGTTTACAAACATTCAACAATGTTGCAATCAACGGAACTGCAAGTATTGCTTACTTACAATCAGTAACTGGTTCTGCTAAAGTAATCGGTGATGCTTATATCATTCTAAACAACGATACACCTGCTCAAAGATACGCAGGGGTTGTAGTTCAAGATAGTGGTTCAACTCAAAATACTGCATCATTCGAGTTTGATGGTCAAACTAACGATTGGTTCTACGAATATACAACCGATGGTGGTGCAACTACTGACCATGGTGTTACATTGTTCGGGCCTGCATACAATACAAAGGGTTCGCATGTATATCCAACATCAAATACAATCCAAAAGGGTACAGGTGGTCACCATTTAGCTGATACTAATATTACTGATGATGGAACATCGGTAACTATTTCAAGCCACTTTACGGCATCTATGGATTTGAGAGTTGATGGTCAAATCTACTCACCAACATTTGCTGGGTCAGTTGCTTCATCAACATCAAGTATTGACTTTGATAATGGTAACTTTGCTACTTTGAGTTTGACTGCCGGAACATTCTTGGCAAGTCCATCAAACTTGAAGAGTGGAACAACATACACAATCATCATTTCAAGTGGTTCGTTGGTTTCAGGTCACGGAACTGCTTGGAAGTTTAGTGGTGGAACTGCACCAACATACACGAATGGAACTGATGTTTTAACTTGTGTAAGTGATGGAACAAACTTATACGCAACTGCTTTAACTGATTTCCAATAATATAAAGGTAAGGTAAGAATATGGCAACATACAATCTAACAGGACAAAAAATCAAGAACACCTATGGGCAACTCGCTCAGGTGAATGATAGTAATAAGTTGGTTGATGGTCTTGGAAACGAAAAGCAAATCGTTACTTCAAGTATCTTAAACTTTCCAACTGAAGTATCACGTTCGGCTGCCGAAGCTGGATTTGGTGCTGGTGCTGCTGCATGGGATGATATTACAGGTAAACCAACTGGTTTAGTAAGTTCATCTGCACAACTACCACAAATCGCAACAAATACTGCTGATATCAGTTCTTTGACTGCTGCAACAAGTTCTTACCTCACTTCCTTACCAAGTGGTGTAGTTTCTTCTTCAGCACAAGTAGACCTCTCATTGGCTACGGGAACGGCTGCAAACGCAGTAACTGCTTCTTACGCATTGAACGCGGGTGGTGATACCGAATGGGTAGACATCTTAAACAAACCAAGTGGTCTTGTATCATCTTCAGCTCAAGTTGATTTATCATTAGCAAGTGGAACTGCTGCAACTGCTACATCGGCATCTCACGCTTTGTATGCTAACTCTGCTGGAAGTGCTACTACGGCCGGTTCAGCAACAACTGCTACATCAGCTTCCCACGCTCTTTACGCTGACCAAGCCGGAACTGCCGGTTCAGCCACTACGGCTACATCAGCGTCTCACGCAGTTCAAGCAGATAGTTCTTTGACTGCTAATAGTGCTACAACATCTACTTCAGCTTCTCACGCAGTTCAGGCCGATAGTGCTTTGACTGCTAATAGTGCTAATAGTGCTACAACATCTACATCAGCCTCTCACGCTTTATACGCTGACGCAGCTGGAACGGCAACATCAGCCACAACTGCTACATCAGCATCTTACGCAGTAACTGCTTCTTACGCACTAAATGGTGGTGCAAGTGCTGGTCTTGTTGCTGGAACGGGTACTGATAGTATTAAAAACGCAGATAGTTTAGTTACTACTGCACCTATTGTAAGTGGTGATTATTCTATTGCTATTGGTAATGGTGCTAATACACCAGGTACTTATTCTTTACACATTTCACTTGATGATAGTAACTCAAATACAACAGGCGACCAAACCATCAACATTGGTAAAGACATCACCAACCAAAATGGTTACTCAACTGCAATCGGTCACAACATTACAAATACAGGTACAGGTGGTAATGTCCTTATTGGTCGTTCTATCACCTCTGCTAACGATTACTCAATCGGTATTGGTGAGAGTGTAAATGTTGCTCAAGGTGGTGTAGCAATCGGTCAAAACTCTAACAACCAATATAATGGTGTTGCTGTTGGTAATAATGCAAGAACTGGAAATAGCTACGCAGCCGCATATGGTCTAAATACCAACGCAGGTGCTAACGCTGCTATTGTAGTTGGTGCTGATGCTGGTGCAACTTCTGACCAAGCAATCGTTATTGGTGTGGATACAACTATTGATGGTTCTTCTCGTAGAGCAGTTGCATTAGGACAAGACGCTGATATTGCTACATCAGAAGGTGGTATTACACTTGGTGGTCAAACAAGAGTAACTGGCGCAACAGCTGGTATTGCTATTGGTTGGGGCGCATCAACCACAGGTGCATATGGTATTGCAATCGGTTACAACCAAGCGATTACAAACGCAAACGAGATTAACATTGGTGGTAAGATTAGATACAACCAAAACGCTACAGGTTCTATTGAGTTGAGTGGTGCAGTTGAAGTTCCAAGTGTAACTATTTCAGATAGTGCCGGAACTACGGCAGTTGATGGTGCTGCATCTAACTACTTCTACTTGAACGCTGCAGGTACTACAACTACTATCGCTAACCCAACTAAACTACAAAATGGTGCTACTTACACATTTAAGATTGATGGTGGATACAATGTATCTTGGGATACTGCTTACAAGTTCCCGAATGGTTCTGTCCCAACACTTACAAGTGGTTCGGATGTAATCTCATTTGTATCAATCGGTGGTAGTAACTTATACGGAACGGCACAATATAACTTCTTATAATATAGGAGACCTATGAATACTCCTTCTACATACTTTGATGGGATAGATGATAGCATGACTACACCTATTTCTACTGGTGCTACATTAGTATCAGCATCTATGGGTGATGGGTACATTGTCTACAAATGGACTTATGCCGTAGCTAGCGGTGGAACATTCACACCTACTAAAACCGCTAAATATGAAATATTTATGGTTGGTGCTGGTGGTTATGGTGGTAACCAAACAGGAACCCACGGAGGTGGTGGTGGAGCCGGTGGTGGTGTAGTAAAAGAAACTGTAATACTACAATCAGGTTCAACTTATGATATTCAAGTAGGTGAAAGTATACCTTATGTTAGTTATCAATCTGACCCAAGTGATACATATAGCACAATAAAGTTGGGTGGTTCTACTATTAGAGTTGCACTTGGAGGTGGTCCTGGTGGTGAGGGTTTTGTAAGCCCAAATCAAGATGGATTAGATGGTGGTTCAGGTGGTGGTGCCGGTTCAGGTGGTAATAATGGAGTTGCATTACTTACTAACTACAACCTTGGTAACGAAGGTGGAGAAGATGCTGGATACAAAGGTGGAGGTGGAGGTGGTGCCACAGAGACTGGCCATAATGCCGATGGTAACCCATTCCAACCTGCTGGAGATGGTGGTGCTGGTATAACCAACGATTGGTTTGGAAGTGTATTGTATTACGCTGCCGGAGGTGGTGGTGGTAATGGAGACTCAAGCAATCCAGGAGCAGGTGGTTCTGGTGGTTCTTTGATTGGTGGTGATGGTGCTACGGTGCTTAGTGGTGGTTCTAACGCTACTAACCCAACTGCTGATAGAGGAGCAGGTGGTGGAGGCGCTGCTGGGTCATTTGTGGAAAGTGCTGGCTCAAATGGTGTAGTAATGATTAGAGTAAAGGTTCAATAAGATGGATGTAAAAGATAGTGTAGCCA